CACCACTTACATAATCAGGTAATATTTTTTCTAAATCATCTCTACAGACAATTTTTAATTTTTCAACTTTGTCTGCATAACCATTCATGGTTAAATATGATCTCATTTTTTTTGATACTGTTTTTGCATTTACATATTTTATTTTTTCTACTTGTTTCATATATTTACACTCCATAAATATTGTTTCTTGAACCCCATTAATTTAGGATTCTCATTCAGGCTGTTAATTCAGCGACAATAAAAAGAGGGGCTAAAAAGCCCCTCTATGAATAGGTTAAGTATTAAAGATAAACAGTAATAGCCCATGAGGAATAATCCTCATACTCATAACCTTTTAGACCAAATACTTCCTCAAAAAACTCATAATCTGTATCTTCATCATACTCAGAATATGTGTTGTTCACGAAGTCATAAACAAAGCCACCATCAAAACAAATGGTTACCTGATTTTTCATCTGCTCACCTGTAGATAAACAGGAAGTCTTGAGGCAATAAGAATTTTTTGAGAAATCAATAGGTCTTAAAGCATAATTCTCATTGTTTTTATCCCACCATTTCTTAAATGATTCATCAATATGCTTTATGGTTTTCTCAACTTTTTTTCCTAAGACAACCTCACCATCAGCTAAAAATTTACTAAAGTATTTATTTCTCATTATTTGACCTCACTTGTTATTGTTGATTGAATTTTATTGAATTGCTCTAAAGCATTTTTGCTCTTGAGCATTGATTCATACTTAGACCAAGATGCATTAAATAATTTTTCTGCATCATCATTATTTTTGAATCCATACTCAGTGGCAAATTCCATACAGGATGAATAAGTAACTGTATCAACATCTATATCAAATAGATTTTTTGCTATCTCATCAGGCGTATTTCCAAGATATACAGTATCTTTTCTATTCACTATGCACTCAAGCCCCAGCCCTTTATCAGAGGGGGATAAAAATATATTGTTTTCCATATTTCACTCCTAAAATATATTGTTTCTGATTTCATGCTTTCGCAATCTTCAGGCTGGATAACACATCCAACTATCAGAAAAAAACAAATCAATGTTAGGGATTTTCTCACTACACGCTACCCAACTAGCCCCTGAGGAAAAGTAACTACACCATGAGAATTAGCACTATGAGTTTGCTAGGCTCATCTAAAACATCATTTTTCCAGCAAGTATTAGCTGTTCTTTTTTAACTAGTGGTTTGTACTCAGAGGGGATAAAAGTCTTTTTTAGACCAATACCAGCACTAACACAGCCCTGAATAAACGCCCAAAAGTATTGAAACTCGGATTTTGCGAGATGAGGATTTTCAGGTTACCTCGTTTCGATTATGAACCCAATACCCTTGACTGCTCAGGCAACCAAGATCGTAGCCATTCGTTGCGAGGGCTACTTTGGGAATCAATGAATGACTCTCTAGGTGGTGGTCGAAAAAGGGGGCTAAAAAGCCGACAATTCCCAAACACAAGACACACAATACAGGAATACCCCACAAATGCAAGTAATTAAATGATATTAATTTTCCCCCAATGTTCTATACCCATGCTTGTGTCGTGAACGAAGTGAACATAAAATGAATACTAGAAAGGCATTAAGAGATAGTACCTACTCACATATACCTAGAGAACAGTACTAAAATTAATTTTAAATATTATTAGGTTAATAGATAAATATGAGCAAAGACAAAGACAATAGTAAGGACAAAGTAAGAAACATATCAGGGCTAACACCTAAGCAAGAAAAATTTGTACAAGGGATACTCTCAGGGCTATCAGGAAGTGATGCATATAGAAACGCATACGATTGCTCTAAGATGAAAGACAATAGCATACACAGGGAATCAAGCGTTCTTATGAGCAACCCCAAGATCACCACAAGGTTAAAGGCTGGATACAAGAGATTAGAGGATAGTTCTATAACTTCAGCTATCTCTCTCAGGCGTATGGTTACAGAGCAGTTAGTTAAAGAGGCTAAGGATACAGACAATAACGAATCATCACGCATCAGAGCATTAGAACTAATAGGCAAGATTTCAGAGGTGGCTTTATTTACTGATAGAGTAGAGACCAGCACCAATGATAAGACTAGTGCAGAGATCAAGCTGGAGTTAGAGGAAAAGATACAACAGATGTTCGGCAGTTAGCATTAATGTATGATAGTCAGTACCCACTATCGTTAAAAGCCCCTATTAATAACCCCACCCACCCCCACCCCAGCTAATAAAAAAATCGTGTGGCGTGGGTATACACACTGTTTTACACAAATAATTTCAAATTTTTCATAATCCATAGGGGGGGGTATGTTTTTTTTTCGACTAGCTTTTGTTTAGGTCTTAATATAGAATGTTCGTATAATGTTCTTAAGGTACCATATAGCATGGGGGTATATATTTTATGACAGAGAAACAATCTAAGCTGTTACTAGCAATAGAAAGCCATTGGGATCAATTTAGTTGTGGACCATCACTAGACTCACTAGCAGATGCTCTAGGGCTATCTTCAAAGAGTACAGTTCATGCAATGATTAAGAGATTAGAAGAAGGTGGCTGGGTAACCATGCAACCGAATAGATGGCGTACTGTAATGAGTACTAGAAATAACCCAATAAAAAAGTTTCAGAATACTATTGACGAACAAGTGAAGATATGAAAGTATGCATATAATGGGTAGAGCTATCGCTAGAATAAAACTAGCTAGTATTAAACTAGTTTATTTTAAATCTAGTTATTTAATAACACCTAGTATTAAACTAGGAGAGTTTCGTGGCATCCTTAAAACTTATCTTTACACTCTTATTCAGAGAACTCCATACTCTGTTTATTTTTTGGGTGCCACAATTTGAACATTGACTTAAGCAAAATAGATCAGTTACCTAAAGAACAACAAGATGCTTTGCTTGATCTTGTGCATCAATACGAACAAACAAAAAACCAAGAAGAAGCTGGAGAAGATTTTTTATCTTTTGTTAAGCAGATGTGGGTTGCCTTTATTGAGGGCTACCACCATAAGATTATGTCTGATGCTTTTAACAGAGTTAAAGATGGTAAGTTAAAACGATTGATTATCAATATGCCACCCAGACATACTAAGTCTGAGTTTGCATCTTACCTATTACCTGCATGGTTTTTAGGTTGTTTCCCAGATAAAAAAATTATCCAAGTAGCTCATACCGCAGAGTTGGCTGTTGGATTTGGTAGGAAAGTAAGAAACCTTGTAGGTTCAGAAGATTATAAAAAAGTATTCCCTAATGTTGGATTGCAGTCAGACAGTAAAGCTGCTGGTCGTTGGAATACAAACAAAGGCGGAGACTACTTCGCTATCGGTATAGGTGGTGCAGTTACTGGTAAAGGTGCTGATCTACTCATTATAGACGATCCTCACTCAGAGCAAGAAGGACAAAGCAATGATCCCTCTGTCTTTGATAAAGTCTATGAATACTATACATCTGGTCCTCGTCAGCGTCTGCAGCCCGGTGGTGCGATCATTATCGTAATGACAAGATGGCACAAGCGTGATCTGACGGGGCAGATTCTTAAATCATCTACGCAAAGAGATGGCTCAGATGAATGGGAAGTTATAGAGTTTCCTGCCATATTGCCTTCAGGCAAAAGCCTTTGGCAAGAGTTTTGGGATATAAAAGAATTAGAAAAGCTAAGAGCAGAACTGCCAGTAGCTAAATGGTCTGCCCAATACCAACAAGACCCTACATCAGAAGGGGCTGCTATTATCAAACGAGAGTGGTGGCAAGAATGGGATGCTGAGTATCCACCTGAGTGCGATTTTATTATACAGTCATGGGATACTGCATTTTTAAAAACACAGCGTTCTGACTTCTCTGCGTGTACCACATGGGGTGTTTTCTATAAACCAGACGATGATGGTATTACACAACCACAAGTTATATTATTAGATGCTCACAAAGAAAGACTAGAGTTTCCAGATTTAAAAAAGAAAGCTTTTGAAATGTACAATGAATGGCAACCCGATGCTTTTATCGTTGAAGGTAAAGCTGCTGGTATGCCATTAATATTTGAATTGAGACAAATGGGTATACCTGTGTCAGAATATACTCCAAGCAGAGGTAATGATAAGATAGCTAGGGTTAATGCTGTAGCTGATCTATTTGCATCTGGTATTGTTTGGGCACCTGATAGAAGATTCGCAGAAGAAGTAATAGAAGAATTTGCTGCGTTTCCTGCAGGTGAGCATGACGATTTAGTTGATTCAGCAACCCAAGCTTTAATTAGATTTAGACAAGGTGGATTTATACCTTTATCTTCAGATGAAGAAGAAGAATATTTTCCACCAAGAGAAGCAAATTATTATTAATGAAAATTTATATTACATCTTTTATCCATGATGGCAAAGAATATGAAGGACCAAATATTCATGCTGATTCATTTGATTCTGCTAGTATTATGGCAGAAGGACAAGGTTTAAAAGTATGTGGTGAACTTACAGAAATATTGCAAGACATCACAGACGAAGACCTAGATAATAAAAGATTACATTAGGAGATTAGATGGCAGAGAAACCATTACAGACCCCAGAAAAAATTGTTGAAGATTCTCCTTTAGAAGTTGTAGTAACTAATCCAGATGAGGTTGCACTATTAACTGAAGATGGTGGCATGATTATTGATTTTGAAGAAGGTGCTGAGTTCGGCACAGAAAGCTTTGATGATAATATCGCAGAGTTTATGGATGAATCAGACCTTGAATCATTGGCAAATGAACTTGTTGGTTATTACAACTCAGACAAAGAATCTAGAAAAGATTGGGAAGAAACCTACACAAAAGGTTTAGATCAATTAGGATTAAAGATTGAAGATAGAACTTTGCCTTGGCAGGGTGCTTGTGGTGTATTCCATCCTCTTTTAACTGAATCAGTTGTAAGGTTTCAAGCTGAAACTATTACAGAGTTATTTCCAGCCAAAGGACCTGTTGATACTAAAATTGTTTCAGA